ATATACTGAAGATGATATTACAAAATTAAAAGAAGATTGGGCAAAGGAGCAGGAAAGCAGCTATCAGTCTAAACTAAAAGACGGCATAGCAAAGGCTATTGAAGAAGAAAAAAGACTGTCAAAGCTGAGCAAAGACGAAAAAGATGCTGAAGAAAAACAGAAACTTCTTAGCAGAATAGAAAGTCTTGAAAAGGAGAAAGAGCTTGGAATACTTAAAGAAAAGGCTTTAAATGCACTATCTGAGCAAAAGCTGCCTAACTCATTCTTGAATTTTGTTATTGGAGCAGATGAAAAAGCTACTTTTGATAATATTTCAGCTATAAAATCAGCCTTTGACTCAGCTGTACAAGCACAGGTAGAAGAAAGACTAAAAGGCAAGACACCAAACATCAGCAATACAGGAGGCAAAAGTGATGATATTGCTGAACAATTTGCTAATGCTTTAAGAGGTAAGTTTTAATATTTTTAAACATAAAGGAGAGACAACATGGCTATAAACACATTGGAATATGCGAAAATTTTTCAACCACAACTGGATAGACAGATAGTTGAAGGTGCAACATCAGGCTGGATGGAAGATAATGCAGGACAGGTAAAGTATTCTGGCGGAAATGAAGTAAAGATTCCGACTATATCGACTCAAGGACTTGGTGACTATGACAGAGATAACGGATTTGTAAGAGGAGCTGTTACGCTTAGTTATGAAACTTACAAGATGACTCAAGATAGAGGCAGAACATTTAGCCTTGATGCAATGGATGTAGATGAGTCTAATTTTATCGCAAATGCAGGCAATGTAATGGGAGTGTTTCAATCTGAACATGTAATACCTGAGATTGACAGCTATAGATACTCAAAGATTTTTGCCATTGCAAAAGCAGGCGGAAAAGTAACAGAAGGCTATACAGCAGCAAAAGCTACGATAGTTGAGAAACTAAAAGCGGATATACAAGGGATAAGAAATACAGTATCACTTAATGCGGACCTTGTGATTATAATGTCACCAATCACAGCAGGTATCTTATCTGATGCACTTGAAAACAGCAGAAGAATAGATATAGGTAATTTCAAGCAAGGTGAAATAGACCTTACTATCAAAAAATTTGACGGATTGCCAATAATAGAAGTACCAAGTGCAAGACTCAAAACACTATACAAGAAACAAGACGGTAAAACTGGAGGACAAGAGGCAGGTGGCTTAGTTGTTGATACAAATGCTAAGGATATTAACTGGATAATAACATTAAAAAATGTACCTATAGCAGTATCAAAGACAGATTTAACAAGGATATTCACTCCTATGGAAAATCAACAAGCCAATGCTTGGAAGATAGACTATAGAAAGTATCACGACATTTGGATACCTAAACAAAGATTATCCCTTATAAGAGCATGCTCAAACTAAGATAAAGAGAGGTGTAACAATAAATGTATAAACTTCAATATTTAAATATAATAATAGAAACAGATGATGAAATGAGAAAAAACGAGCTTATGTCTATTGGCTATGAGCTTGTTGATGAAGCAGAAAATAGTAATATATCTAATGATGAAAAAGTATCTCAAACTGATGATTCAATAAATGAAACATCAGAAAATGAAATATCTCAAGATGCTGATACATCTGAAGAACAATCTGAAGATAATACTGATGAAATATCTGAAGAAGAAAATAAAGTCGGGAAAAAATCCGGCAAGGCTAAAAAGTAGGTGCTATTATGGCATCTACTTTTATTAATAAAGATGAGATATTAAGAAAAATCAAGCTATTGCTAAATATAAAAACTGACACTAACGACGATAAATTAAAATATCTTGTTGATCTTATAGTCGATGAGGTCGGAATATACACTAATATAAGTAATAGCAAGTTACCTTCAAGGCTTGAAAATATAATCGTTGACATCTGTACAAAGTATTTGAAAGTAAATAACTTTGGCATTGAAACTATAGATACAGCAGACACAAAGAGTATCAAGCGTGGCGATACAACTATTGAATTTAACACGTCTAATATCCTAACAACTATGAAAAGTGTTGGATATATTGAGCAGGAAATAAGACTGCTCAATAATTTTCGCCGTGTAAAGATGAGGTGATGATATGAATGAAAGGTTGATACTATCAAAGATGTATTTTGATGTTGCTGACATATACAGAATAAGTCAGGTAGAGGATAATGACGGCTTAATGAAACAAAGTCGTCAAAAGATCTATGAAGATATCAAATGCTCACTTTCGCAAAAAACCATATCATCACTAAATCCAGACACAAATACAAACACATTGATTATGAAACATATGCTATTCGTATCTGATGAGATAGATATAAAGCCGTCTGATATAGTCTATGTAAAAAATAAAAATGAGTATTTCAAAGCTGGAGAGGGCTTGATATATCCTGCTTCTCACAGTGAAATACTGCTTACTCAAAGTGAGAAGGTGAGTATATGAGCGTTGATTATTCGGAGTTTATCGCATTTAGGGATAAATTTGAAAGATTAAGCAATGAATTTGAGATTTTTTTAAGAAGATTCCTTACAAAACAAGCATTAGATGTGCTTGCTAAAACTAAGAGAAACACACCTGTAAAAACTGGAACTCTTAGGGGCTCTTGGATTATAGGTGAAGTAGTTAGGGATGGAGATGTACTAAAAGTAACTATATCAAATGAGACTGAATATGCAAAATATGTCGAGTACGGTCATATGAATAAGAGCCATGACAAATGGATAAATGGGCAGTTTATGTGCTCTTTATCTATCATTGACGTGAAAAAGAAAATTCCAAAAAGGTTTCAAAGAGAGTTTGAAGCGTGGTTTGCAAGTTTTAATTTTTAAGAGGTGCATATGCTTGAAATAGACAGACTACTATCTAACGTATTAAAACAAAATTTCAAAGATGTGAGCATCTACAATGAACGTGCTGAAAATATGAAAAGTCCTGCATTTGTTATAAATATGATACAGAACAGTTTTGATAAGAAAGTCGGCAATCTGTATCAAAATGAAGTGCATTATCAAATTGTATATATTGAAAAAGAAGATAGAAACTATACTACAGACTATGAAACATATCAAAACATAGCATTTAAGCTGTATGATATCCTTGAACTTATAGAAGTCAAAGGCAAAAAGCTCAAAGGATATGATATGAACTATAGAGTTCAAGACAATACTTTAATGTTTTTTGTGTCGTTCAAAGTCAGATACTACAGAGATAACAAGCAAGAACTAATGCAAAAGCTGAAATTACAAGAAAAAAAGAAAGGAGATTGATATGGCAGGAGGTAAGTTTTTAACATATAATAAAGCACTTCCGGGTGCATATATAAACTTCAAAAGCGTGCCTGCACCGGCATCAATAGTCGGCTCAAGAGGTATAGCGACAATGCCACTCCCTCTATCGTGGGGAGAACAAGGTAAGGTAATAAAACTATTATCTACAGACCTTGAAGATGGCAAGTCATTGGCAAAGGTAGGAGTAACTGCATTTGATGACGAGGCAAAGCTACTTAGGGAATGCCTAAAACATTGCTATAAGCTCTATGTCTATCGTATAGACACAGGCGGAGCAAAGGCAAAAAAGGTCGAAGGAGTTTTGACTATAACAGCAAAATGTCCAGGAGTTTTTGGAAATGAAATAAAGATAGTAACAGAGAAAAACAAAGACAATGTAAATATTGATGTCAACACATATTTCAAGACAAAGCTTGTAGATAAGCAGACAATTGCCAATATAAGTGAACTCAAGTCAAATGCTTTTGTTGAATTCGAGGGAACAGGAGCAGTTCCAATTCATGCCGGAATTATACTTGAAGGCGGAACAGATGGTACAGTAAAGACAAATAACTATACTGATTATTTGGCTGCTATGAGAGAATATCAGTTCAATACGATGGGGATACCGTCTGAAGATACAAAACTTCCAAGCGTTGTAAAATCCTACGTGCAAAATGAAAGAGATAATGCAGGTAAGAAGATACAAGCTGTAGTATATAACTACAACTCAGCGAATTTTGAAGGTATAATCTCTGTAAAGCAAGGATATAAGACAAAAATTGAAGAGATAAAACCGCATGAGTTTGTGGCGACGGTGACAGGAATGACAGCAGGAGCGGAGATAAATCAGTCCAATTGTTTTAAAATAATTGAAGCTGCAACAGAAATAATAAATTTCATTGCAGAAGATGACCTGGTTCAAGAAATCAAAAATGGTTGGTTCTTGCTTACTAAGCGTATGGATGGCGAAATAATAGTGCTTGACGACCTCAATACCTTTACTGACTATTCATCTGAAAAGGATGAGGACTTCGGTAATAATAGAGTAATAAGGGTGTTTGACGAGATAGGAAATACTACAAGACTGATATGGGAAAAATATTTTGTTGGCAAAGAAAACAACGATAAGCAAGGCAGAGATGTCTTTAAATTGCAATTACTCAAGAATTTTTACGAATTGCAAAATATAAGAGCCATTCAAAACTTCTCAGCAGATGACGTCATAGTCACTATGGGACAGAAAAAAGATGAAGTCAAAGTAGAGGTATATATTCAGCCTACTGACTCCATGAAGAAGCTCTATATGACAGTATTCGAAAGATAGTGATAACTTTATAAAATTTTTGTGATATAATAAAATCAAAAAGGTGATTTTATGTTATTAGAAAAATTAAAAGAATTGTTCAAAAAAGAAGAGTCTACGGATATTGTGCATATAAGTTTTGAAACCGAAAAGTATAAAAAGCTAAATTTAGATATCAAAGAATTAAAAAA